TGACCTCCTTTTATATGACTTGCTGATGATAATGTTATTATACCAGATGTAATAGTTCCTAAATTAGCAGAAATAGCACTTAAACTTGTCACATTTAATTTAGCTGCTGTAATACCGCCAGCAAGCATATCATTTGTAATTGCAAGATTTACAACTCTTGTTATATCACCATTTGAATCAAATATGTTTGTGCCTGAAGAATTCTTTATTTGTATTCCATAAGAGCTTGTGCCTAATTTACCAATCTTTACTCTTTCATAAGTTCCATCAGAAACAATTAATGTTTGGTTTACTCCAGAAAGGGCAAATTTACTATCAGTTAAATACACATTATCAGCAGTTATTGTGCCAGCAGTTAATTTACTTACTGATAAATCATTTATCTTTGCATCTGTAACTTGTAAATCTCCAATTTTTGCTGTGGTAATAGCTGCATTAGCAATATTAGCTGTATCTACTGCCAATAAACCAATTTTTGCAGTCGTAATGGCGGCATCTTGAATATATGCTGAACCAATAACTTGATTAGCTATAGCATTCCATGCTAAATCATGTGTTCCAGAAACATTAGTAGCTATTATAAACTGATTGTCTGTTAATGTTGGATTAGTATCTGATGTTGAATAAGCAGAACTGCTACCGTCCCAATAAATATATTTCTTGTCTGTATTACTTGCGGAAATTGTATAAGCATTTCCATTATAATATAAAGTATGTTCATTCCATGCAACATAACCAGATGATGGAGAATTATCTGTCCAACTATCTCCAGTAATTATAGGAATTTTTGTATATATTTTAGAGGCAGTTACAGCAAATGAATCTATATCAGCAGATTGTATATATGTTGTGGTAGCAGAACCTTGTGAACAATAATCTGAATAATTACCACTCCAATCAAAAGCTCTTACTTTCACATAATAAGTTGTATTAACATCACCTTCAAAGGTTATCTGAGTTCCCAATCCTTTGTATTTCAAAGTAGAAGCATCTGGAGTAAATCCATTAACTGTTGATACATGAATTTCATAACCAGCTAAATCTGCTTCTGTATTAGCATTAAAATTAATCATTATATTTTTAAATCCTGCTGTAACTGTCAATCCTGTAGGAACTGCTGGAGGTGTAGAATCTATTGCAGTTGTTTTTGTTTCTGCTGTGCAAAATGCAGATTCATTGCCCCACTTATCAACAGCTTTTACTTGAACTGAATATTGAACACCAGGAATAAGTCCTATAAATTTATAATTATTAATACTTGTATAGCAGTCTATATAATCAGTTTCACCGCTTCTTGTTGACCTAACAACATAATAGCTAAAATCTGATTCCGAATTGCTATTCCAATCTGCTGTTATATTTGCTGTATCTGCCTGTCCATTATACTCAAGAGCAGTTGATAAAGTTAAACCAGAAGGAACTGCTGGAGGGATAGTATCTAACGGGTCTAATGTAGAAACAGAAACAGAGTATTCTCCACTATAGTTAAGACTGGTATCGCCAAATGAATCATAAGCAGCAACTCTAACAAACCAAGTCCCACCTGCAACATTTTCTTTTAAAACCCTTGTATCCCTTCCTTTATAAATTACATAAGTTTCTGAAGGCGTAAATCCCGAAACGGTATGTGCCCATACTTTATAACCTTCTTTATCTAAATCTGTTATTTCATCCCATCTAACAGTAAATGCTTTAATAAAACCATCAGTAATGATATTTGTTGGAACTGCAGGTGCTGGATTTTCAACAGATAACTTTGCAGGTTCTTTACTTATTCTTCCAAATTTATCCCTAACTCTTATTTGAATCTCAAACTTTCTTACTGGATTTCCTTTCCCATCTTCATAATTCTTTTCAAAAGTATATGTATAATAATTATTACGAACATATTCGATTCTTCTTTCTTCACCACTACTGTCAAGTATTTTTACTTCATAGTCCTTAAACCATACTGGTGGTAAACTATGTCCTGCACCAAGAGGTTCTCTATCTGCTCCATAAGCCCCAGTATCTATTTCAGAAATACTATTCCATACAAATTTACAATCCTTTCCAACAAATTCATTTGAATTAGGATAACCGTCTATATGTAAACCAGAAACTTTTACACTAAAAACATAATTAGTTATATCAACTAATCCAGATGTAGTTACAAAATATGAAGGCGATTCTGAAAAGGAAGTTTTTATCCCAAGATAAGACTCACTAACAACTACAACTTGATATTCAGTCAAAGGTTTAACATTATTAATAGAGAAATCTTCAGTAATAGTTGACCCTGCATACATATAATTACCAAGAGGATATTCTTTATAAAAAATATGTGCTTGTCTAAATCCTACATTATCAGGTTTTTTAAATGTCACTAATAAACTTCTGACAATAACACCAGATTCATTTAGCCCTGTTTTCTCTACTACCTCTAAATCAGTAACAGGTTCTATTGGGGAAAGTCTTGAGTAATTAATTGCAGGTAGTTCTGGAGTTCCAGTATCTACTGCATATACTCCTTCCTGATATTCAATAGCATTAATTGTGCAGGTTAAGTCACTTGTTCTGCTAACATCTAAAGTAATAAAAGGTTTATACTGAGTATCTGATTCGCCAAAAGTATATCTTGAATTGTAGGCATCTGGATTCCCGTTCCATGTTCCGCTTATTGTTAAAGTTTCATACTCTCCTGGAGAATTTGTTACCGTTTTTGTTTCTATAGTATTATCGCCTTTCCATACTGTTATAGCGTAAGATTTTCCTGCTTCTATAGTTACAGTTTTATCTATTGTAACAGATGAATTTGTTGAACTTACCACCCTACCGCTTGATAAACCCCATTGTGGGACATCATGTGCAAAAAAGAAGGGGTCTCCAATACCTACAGAAATTGCATCTATATCCGCTTCAAATTGAATTGTTCTTTGAAGAAGCCTGTTTTTAGCAAGCATATATTTTCCTATTCTCCATGCCTGCGATGCCTTCGTTGTTCCAATTGCTGTAATTGTTGTTTTATTAGTTGGTTTATCTAAATCTGCATCAAATACAGTAAATGTCCCTTTTTCATAACCAGAATCGCTATCAATAAAATTTATTTCTAATTCTCCAACTCTTTCTTCGAGACTCAAAAATGTTTCTCTAAATGAATCCTGCTTTATATTTCCCATTGAAAACAAACAACTAACTGTGTTTAAATCAACTTTCTTATCTATTACCACAGAAATAGTTGTCCCATTCCAAATTAATAAAGCTCTTGACATAGTAGCAACTTGAACAGCTGCTTCCCACATTGTCACTTCAGCATCAAATATTCCATTAAATTCAAATCTTTTTTCTGTTCCACCTTTACCGTCATCAACAAGGGCATCACACCAAGCAGCCCACGCCTCAAACGCTGGTATATCAATCCTTGATATATCAATACCATCATATCTTACAAAAACACCTGCATCTGTAAATACAGGCTGGGTTAAAATATCTAAGCAAACCCATGCTGGATTATTGCTGTATTCAAAAGTTCCAACACCGTCAGTATATGTAACTACTTTTGAGCCTTGGCACATACAAGAGAAGTCAAGAGAACCAGATAACTGGTCTGATGCCATTGCTTTAAGCCCAACTAACACCTGTCTTGGGTATGTAAAATCATCACAAACTACTTCCCTGACTGCGGTAAGATATGTATCTGCTCCATATCTCGAACTTGAATAATCAGCAGTTAATCTTGTTACTTTTATATCATATTTTCCGTGTGGAAGATTTACATCAGATTTGAATGTCTTTACTATTGTCGAATTTTTTGCATCTGTTATTGTGACATAATCTACTACTTTTTCAACAATCTTTGTTATATTTCCAGTTACCCATCTCCAAAAGAGGGGGTAACACCCACCGTATTCTGCCTCATTATAATATTCCACACCTGCATATTCACCATCATAATGTTCTGAGGGGTTAGTAGAGCCTTTTTCAATCTCCACCCATTCATTCGATTCAACCCCCCAATAATTATTATAAATCCATCTACCTTTAGACCAATAACTTGTTGTTACTGTTGTAGGTGTAGAAAGTGTTTGTTGTGTTATAGGAATCCAATAACTATCTCCCTGTTTTTTTATTAATATTTGTATATCAACAGACATTGGATTTAATGCACCCTCATCGGTATAGAAAAATAATCCACGAGGAAATGTAATGTCTACTTCTAAACCATCAAAAGCATCTCCCGTTGTTTCATAAGTATAAGGGTCATTATACAAACACTTTACATTTGTGGTATATTGTGTCTTTGTGTTATTGAAATTTGGGATAATTTCCTGATTAAGTAAACCATATCTTGTATGAATGTCAACATTATCAAAATTTCCCGCTGGTTGATTATTAATGTAATAATCATATAATCTTACAACAGGACCATAACCTAAACCAAGTAGAACATTAATATAATTCTTATCACTTATAACTTCTTGGTATACAGAAATTATGTTTCCATATACTTTTGTTATTCCATATATCTTTGGTATAACTATTCCTTGTTTTTGTTGAGTTGCTGAGTGCCAAGAATAGGCATTTGAATTGTCAAACCCAGAAGCATCATCTATATCACGTAATGTTGGGGGTAGAAGTGTATTAATTAAGAAACCACCAACAGTCATAATTCCAGCAGATAAAAGAGAACCTGGGAGTGTAAATCCGCCAAAAATTCCTTCCGCAGTTAATGTATACATCCCTAAAATATAAGGAACTGCTATCGCAATAGCTACCAGAGCAAGCATAGAAACCACTCGTAATAAGTTGTCTCCGCCACCTGCTAT